AAGGTTGATAAGGCTGTAAATAACATCGGCAAAGGCAAAGGCGGAAAAAAACAGCCTATTCTTGCGTTGCCCAGCACGGAGATGCTGAATGCAACTGCAAGAAAAATACAAAGTCTTGATAAGGTAAATCGAAAAATAGCACTAAGGCAGCGGGAGATAAACAAACAAACCAGAGATCAGGCGTTAAGCATAGACACGCTTGTTAAAACACAAGAAAAACGTGCCCGTCTGCTGAATAAGATTAACGAAATGGAGGCGAAGGGCCTCAACGTCAGCAGGTTAAGAAAACAGCTAGCAAAAGCAACAACCGAGCAAAGCAATAGGCGTTTTGGCAGCGCCGAGAAAGAGTTTCGAATCTTAGAAAAGAGTATTCGTTTAGAGCAGTCAAAACTGCGAATCCTTAAAGAGCAACGTAAGGGATTTGCGTCTAGTCCGGTAGGTGGAACGCGCACAATGATGGGCTCTCCAGCCCAAATTGCTGCGGCTGCAAGAGCTGGCGGAGCAACTAGTCCAATCAGAGGTGGACTTGACTTTCCAGGATCACCAGGATTTTTGGCTGGTGCAACGGTTTCTAGAACTCCTTTTGGTCCTAGTTTCCCAACTGGTGGAGCGGCGCTTCCTATTAGGGGAAGTACAGCAATTCCCGGCTCTCCCAAGGCAATTCAAGCCGCCAAGGCAACAGAGCTTAGAGCTACACAGGTTCAAGGTTCTTGGAACAAAGCACTAGGACAGTTACAAGAAACAGCTAAGATTTTTGAGTCAAGAAATGCTCAGGTAAGGCAAAGTTGGACTACGGCATTGGGTCAGTTAAGCGAGACCGCTAAAAACATTTCTACAAATCGTACGACTCGGGTAAAGCAAAGCTGGGCTACAGCTCTGGGTCAGCTAGAAGAAACGGCTAAAGATATTTCCAGAAACAATGTGACGCAACGTAGGAAACGCAGAAGGCAGCGCCTTGAACAAGTTGGTCTTGGCGCTGGTTTCCCGCTGTTGTTTGGCGGTGGTGCGGGTTCAGTTATTGGCGGCGGTCTAGGCGGCTTAACCGGATCTTTTGGAGCGCAGATTGCGTTTAGTGCGATCGGCCAACAGATTGATCAGTTTGTTGCAAGCATGGTCAACGCAGGCAAAGCGCTTACCAGTGTTGGTGGTGCGGCTGATTTTATGGCGGAAAAGAGCTTGTTTAGCTCTGACTCGATGCAGTTCCGCATTGAGAAGTTGATTGAAGAGGGCCAGGTCACTGAAGCGGCTGCGTTAATGACGCAGGAAATGGCCAAGCAGGTTGGCGGTAGTGGATTGAAGGCTTTGAAAGATCTTGGCACTGAAGCCAGCAAGATGGGCAAGATATTTGGAACGCTTTTGTTGCGTGTTCAGGCGTTTATAGCTCAAGCCCTTACCCCTTTAATCAAGATCATCAATAGGGCTATTGGAGGTCTAACTGCTCAAAGCCAGCTTGATCAGATGATTGCAGAGGCTGGTAGTCCTGAGCGAGGCGCTGAAATTCTTGCGCGTTCAAGAGAGTTGAGAGGAGTCAAGAGAAGCGCAAGAACTGGCAAGGCAATGGGTTTGAACGCGCTAACGCCTGAAGTGATTCAAAAACTTCAAGAAGAGTATCCGGCACTTATTCCGGAAGGAGCTGCTATCGAGCCAACACAGCTAGAACTGCTTAGAGCTGCAGACAGTGGAGGAGGCAAGGCTGCAAGGGAAGAAGAGCGACTGCAAAAACGTTTAGGCAAGCTTGAAGAGGAACGCAAGAAAGTTCTTGAGATTTCTCGTTTTAGGGACAAAATTGCTGCAGCAGAGGCGGCTGAAGATGATGAGCTTGTTATCCGACTGCAAGGTGAGCAGCGAATAGCTGAAATCGAAGCTAGCCGGTTAAAGGCTTTGGTTGGCGTTGCTGATCAACGTGAAAGAGACGCTATCAACATCGGCAAAGCTACTGAAAAGCTAGTTGCTCATCGCACTACAGAGCGTGAACTGGCAGAGCTGCAACGTCAAAGACAGGAAAAATTTGAAGACACCATTGAAAATTTAGAACATCAACTTGCGCTTGCTACAGCAACAAGCGAAGCAGAGCGTGAGCGGCTTCGAATCGAAAAAGAGTTGCAAGAGCTAAGAGAAGGTGGAATGTCCGAGTCACAACTTGGACAGATCGGTGATTTGATGCAGCAAATATCTGCAGAAAATAGTCCTGTCAATCAATTTATCAAGCAATCAGTTGAGAGCTTGAATGACCTTGAGCAGCACGCTGTTCAGGTGTCTCAAGGTATTGGCAATGCGATTGGCAACTCGCTTGTCAACGGACTACAGAACCTTGTTACTGGAGCGACAAGCGTCAAGCAAGTTTTTGCGGACATGCTGAAAAGCATTGCTGATGTGTTGGCTCAGCAGGCTGCACAAATGATTGCGACGTACATCGCGATTGGCATTGCTCGTGCGTTTGCTGGGATGGGCAGCGGCAATTACGGAAGCGGTGCTGAAGCGCCTTTGACATCTAATCTTGATTTTTCTAGTGCATTCTCAAGCGGTGGTTTTGGCATTTCAGCAGCAGAGGGTGCGTATGTAAGCGGTCCAACGAAGGCTCTCGTTGGCGAAGGTGGTGAGTCTGAATACATCATTCCCGAGAGCAAGATGCGCGAAAGCATGTCGCGTTATTCGCGTGGCGCTCGCGGCTCTTCAGTCATTCCAGAAACAGGAGCTTCTGGAGCGTCAGGCGAAGGTGGCGGAACAGCAGTTGCCGCACCAATCGACGTTCGCTACACCGTTGAACGAATCAACAGCGTTGATTATGTGACCGCTGACCAATTCCAAGCTGGCATGAGGCAAGCTGCTAACCAAGGTGCTAAACAGGGCGAACAGCAGACATTGAAACGGCTGCAAATGAGCAGCGGCACCCGTAAGAGGTTGGGAATGTGACGCAGTTCGCTTTTGGTCACGTCCTAAGGATTACGCCTAAGGACACTGTTGATTTTCGGTTTCAAAACTTTTTTATCGGAAAACAGCTGACGCACAACGGTGACGAATATCAGTTTGTTCCGTTTGGTTTTTCTGGTGTCACCGTCAACCGAACAGGTGACGGCATGGAAGCATCACTGGTCTTTCCGAACAATGACCTCAGCAGATCTTGGGGCGTCAACGCGATTGAAGGCAGTTACCTGATGGAGGTTGAGGTGTTGATCATTGAAGACTCTGACCCTGACTCTGGTCTCACAGCAACGCACACTACTGTTCACACCTATACCGGCCAAGTGACTGGCGGGCAGTGGGATAACGTTTCGCTGAACTTAGAGCTGAGTTCGGTCTTGGATGCTGTTGGAACGGACGTGCCAAGGCGTTCATTGACGCAGCGCATGGTGGGTAACTTGCCGATTAGCAACAGTGTCCGACTGCAGTGATCTAATCGGAATGCCGTATCGCTTCGGCGCTGACGGCAGTGACGGGCATATCGACTGCATCCACATGTGTTATCAAGCATTGGAGCGGATGGGCATTGACGCGCCACCGTTTAAGCAGTCTTGGTACGAAGCAAGCAAATGGGAGATCTGCCGAGACCTTATGCGCTGGGGTTTCCGTGCAGATCGACCTCAGTATGATGGGGATATTCTGCTGCTACCGCAGCAATCCTGGGCATTTGCAGTCACATGGCAGACGGGAATCTTGTACGTCAATCGAATGTCGGAGAAGGTTCAGTGGTCTTCGGCCCGTCTGTTTGCGACGTACCACTGCTTCCGTTCGAGAAAGAGTTAATCAAGACGATTGGAATAACTGAGGACGAATATCGCAAGTTTGCTGCTGAGGTTCGACGCAGGGGGTTGGTGCGTCCGGCTGAGTACGACCATATCCCTGACATTAATGGTGAACTGACTACCGTTCTTGTCAGCCTTGCCGTCAGCCTTGTGCTGACTGGTGTTTCATACCTGTTAATGCCAAAGCCCAAGATGCCTGAGGCATCAAAGCGGTCGCAACTTGATCTAGGAAGCGTCAATACAGGCAATCGTTTTACTCAAAGCCGAGGTTTTGACACTCTTAACGAGCTTGCAGATTACGGCGCACCCGTTCCAATCGTCTTTGGTCTTTACGACGAAACTTCAAGGATCGGCGGAATGCTCGTCTCGCCAAAGCTGGTGTGGTCACGAATGTTTAGCCACGGAACGCAGCAATCAGCCAAGCTGATGTTTGTGGTGGGTGAGCAGGGCGTTGAAGATGATGAGCGTCCTGACGGTATTGCACCTCCTGATCTTGAAGGTATCTTCCTTGGCAACAATGCGCTCGACATTATCCATGAAGACTTCTTTGCTTTCTACTGGAAAAGGAACACGACTGTCTCAGGACGAAGCCGAATAAGGGCTAGCAATCTTGTTTATGGAACGCAAGGTGGATCAGATTCTGGAGATCCTAGTGCAGATGTTGCGTCTGACGATGATGTGTTCTTGTGCCCAAGCAATGTTGTTGATAAGAACCCAGATTTTTGTCATGCGTATTCGCCAGCAAACAACGTTCAGTTTGGGATGTTTGGAGCGATTCCGAATGGCAATGGATATAGAGTTAACTATGAGCTAGTAACCATTATTGATGGCACTGAGAATAATCAAGCTCGTGCGTCAACATTACGCCGCATAAAAATTGTTGGCGACAAGGATCTCAACCTCAACATTGGTGAAAAAGACAATCTCGACAGAGTACGCGGGCAAAAGCAGGAGGGAGAAGGTCGCCAGTACAGCCCCGGAATGGGTCTAGTCAAGCTAATTAAAACAAACAATGGCGGCACGATTACTGTTGATGCTGATTATCCCGAAGGCACGCTTAGGGCTGTTGTAAATGTCAGTGCAAATGATGAACTGATTTTTGAAATCAACCCTCATGCAACAAAAATTCCTGAAGACAGATACAAACGCAGCAATAATAGAGGAGGCGCAAGCGTTGACGACATAAATTCAACGGTTGAGGCAGAACAAATTGCAGCCGATGATGCAATGCAGCTTGGTGAAAGATTCGCTATTGGCAATACTGTTTGGAGGGTGGTTGATAGAGCACTGGAGCGGTACGAGCCTGATGATGACAAAAATCAGCTGATTACACTGCGCTGCCTTGGTTCAGATGAGTCAAGGCAACAAACAGTTGGCTTAGTTAGCCGCAAAAATGTTATTGAGCCTAGTAAGCACTTTATTGCTGATGGAGCTGGGGTTGGCGCTGCATTCTTCCCGCTTATGTCTGTTGCAACAGGCTTGGTCAGAAACAACAGACCTGCCGTCGTCACTGAGATTGGGCTACGAAGCAGAGTCTTTCAACGCTTAAACGGCATTTGCGCTTTCAACACTGTTCCAACTACCACTGAATTACGCGGTTTTGAGGATGCGGAAGTTCAAGTCCGCTCTGGAACGTTTACAGGGACCATCAAACGATCATCTGTGTTTCAGGTATTTGTGCGCCAAGCTGGCTTAGATGAGAATGGCGATGCGTTTATTTTTCAACGCATAGAACATTATTTTGTGGTTACAGGCAGTAGGCCAGTTGATCAATATAACTTTATTCGCTTTGTTCACCCCCAAGGTTTAGCAGAGCTTGAGTTTAAATTTGTGGGGATTCCAGCGTCTGAGCTGCGTTCACTTGGTGATGATCATCCAGTCTTGAGACTTACAGCTTCTGCCGACAGCCTGGTTCGTAAAGACGCCGACGTTCCAGGGTTGGGCAGTTTCGGGATTGTGTTTGCTGGCACGGAATCAACAAAAGGTTCAATCAGGCTCAACAAAGAATTTATTAGAAATCCTACGACAACAGCTGTAGACGGAACTTCAGATATTCCACAATCAATTTCACGCAGCGCCAGATTGCCTCAAGATACGGAGGCTGATATTGAGACAGTAGAGGCAATCCAAAGAGAAGCAAACATCTCCAACAGTAACGTGATTACTTCAGGAAAGAACGGCGCGTTTTTCCACGAAATTTTTGGCAGCTGTGATGACGATCCAATTAACGTAGGTGGCGTAAAAACTTTGCAAACGAGAGAAAGTCTTGGTGCAAGCAAATGGATTGTTGTTAAATGGACTGTGCGGAAAACAGCGTTGTCCGACAGTCATTACGCTCGTGCTCGTCAAAACAATCGTGTTTTCAATACATGGGCTTTTGTTAGCTGTGATGTAGTAGGCAGCTCAGATCAATTCAAAGTCAATGATGTAATTGAATTCAAACGAGGTCTGGGCTCAACAGAAGATGGTGGTTCAACAGACGCTTACACAAGCTCCAACCCATTTGCGCTTAACCATCCTGATGCAACGATGACTTTTTCGGGTCAGCGTTACCGTGTCACGGATACAGATGTTCAGGCAGACCCTTTGGGTCGTTCGCAGGCGTATTACTACGAGCTTTTTGGCGATGCAGGCGACCTAAATATCGGTCAATCAAAGACTATTACTCATACTGTTACTGTTGGGTCGAAGACGATTGAGGTTCAAATGACTTCAACCGTTAAGGAGCAAGTCAATCATTTCAGTGGTGAGACGCAGGGCTGGAACCACCCTGAACAAAATCAAATGGTTGTTGGTGAGAGCGGGACAACAGGCAACTGGGTGAAGGGGGAAACTTACGAAGACCTCGTTTCTGTTTCGTCCAGCAACCCTTACGTCACCGCTTACAGCCAAGTTGGCTTTACATATGTTGTTGGTAATGTCGGAAAACGAGACGTAGAAATTATCCCTACAGGCGACACAGAGTTTGAGAGCCAAAGTCAATATGCAGACTTGAGTTTTTACAGAAGCTTGGTGCAGAAATCAAATGAATCTGAGCCTGAGCACAGCATTATTTACGTCAACGAGATCATCCCTAATGTTGATCAAGACGGAGAGATAAGAATCCCTGAATACAACAATTTGACAATTGCTGGTTTATCGCTGAAAGCAAGTCGTAATTTTGTCAGCTTGGATCAGATGCGTGTTTGGCTTGGCAGCGGCTTGCACGTCAAGCGACTGCATCCTGATCTTTCTGTTTACAACTTAGGAGACACATCTGCCAACGGTGACGCTCTTGGCCCTAGCAATTTGTTTACCGATTTAGTGTTTTACATGCTGACTGATGGCATGGGTGGAGCGGGGCAGTTGTTAAAGATGGATAAGGATGATCCGAAGCTGCTTAATCAAGATGACTTTGTAGAGACTTCTCGTTTTCTGCACGCACAGAAGCTGTTCTTCAACGGAGTGGTTGGTGACAGGACTAATCTCCGCCAGTACATCACTGACGTTGCGCCTTATTTCTTGTGCAACTTCGTCATCATGGATGGCAAGTTTTCGCTCAAGCCTGCCATCCCTCACATGGCAGATAGCGGCCAAATCAACCTTGGCCCGGTGCCGATTGATCAGCTGTTTACTGCTGGCAACATTCTCGAAGACAGCTATAAGGTTGAATACTTAAGAAGCGAGGAACGCAGGCCCTTTAAGGCAGTTATGCGCTATAGGAAAGAAACCAAAAACAAGCTGCCTCAAGAAAAGGTTGTTGAAGTCAAGCTGCCAAACCAAGGAAATCTTCTGCCTCAAGAGCAGTTTGACCTGACTCAGTTCTGTACGTCACAGGAGCACGCAATCAAGGTCGCCAAGTATTTCTTAGGCATCCGCAAGCTGGTGTCACACACCATTAGCTTTTCTACGACCGTGCATGGCCTGAACTTGCGTGCAGGTTCTTACATCAAAGTTATAACAACCTCCAGCCCCTACAGCACTGCGAATAACGGGACGATTAGCAGCACTGGAGCGGTGACAAGTGTTGAAGAGCTTGCTGATGGAACGTATGACGTTTCTTTCTTTAAGACTGGTTCAGAAGACGTGGAAGACGGCGAAATGCAGGTAAGCGGCGGACAAGTTGCTGACTCCACGTTCCACGATTCAGTTTTTACCGTCAAAAACGAAACTGTTTCGCAAAACGTCTACGTCGTGGAGCAGCTGACTTTCTCTGAAGAAGGAACGGTGGACATCGTTGCTTCAGAGCATCCTTGCGATGATGATGGCGTTAGCGAGCTTGCGAAGCTGATCGCAGGTGACTCCTTTATTACGGTCGGTTCCTGATGGCTTTCCCTACTCTGCAGCCCACTGGTCGCACATACGACCCTGGTAGTTATCCCGTCAAGACGTTCAAGGCGCAAAACGGTAAGGAGCACCGGATCCTGTATGGCAGTGAAAGAACAGAGGTAAAGCTGAGTTTGTCCTACGCCAACATTGGCGATGCAAACGCTGAGCAGTTTTTAGATCACTATGACGAGGTGCAGGGCACGTTCAGCACGTTCGACCTGCCAGACAACGCCCTTGCTGGCTGGTCGTCTAACACTGACGCCTTGAGACCAGAGGCAACAGAGGTTGCAACTGTGACTTACACGGTCACTGTTGTGGACGACAGCGGCAACAAGTATCGGTTCAACGGTGGTGACACCAGCGCTGAGACGTTGGAGCTAACAGAAGGCACGGTTTATTTGTTTGATCAATCTGATTCGTCAAACTCTGGGCACCCTTTGCGTTTTTCAACTACTAGCAACGGCACTCATAACAGTGGAACGGAATACACAACAGGCGTAACGACATTTGGAACGCCTGGCTCTGCCGGTGCTTATACGCGAATCCTGGTAGCCACTGACGCTCCAACGCTTTACTACTACTGCTCTGTTCACTCTGGAATGGGTGGTCAGGCAAATACTCCTGCAGCTACTGCAACAGCATCAACTTCTGGCACACAAGCTAAATATCGGTATGAAGGTCCACCGCAAATAGCTCAGGTGCGGCCTGGGGTTAGCACTGTTACAGTGAATCTGATTGGCGTGATCTGATGGCAAAGGTCTACACCGGCAGAGATGGCGTAATGCAGCTCGGTGGGACGACCCTTGCCAAGGTCGTGAGCTTCCAGCTGTCGTCAAACTTAGAAACGCTTGAGACGACAACGCTGAACGAACATATCCGCAGCTACTCGCCGGGTGTTGCTGGCTATAGCGGCAGTGCCACGCTGTTGTACTACAAGGAAGACGACGGCACGTTTAACACTACCAACATTCTCAACAAGCTCTACAAGACTGGCACTGATGGTGTTAGCAGTAGCGACACCGTTGAGCTGACCTTCCGTTGGGTTGATGGAACGGATAACAACGACATCAAGCTGACTGCTTACATCACCAGTGCTTCGATTGGAGCGGCAACTGGTGACATCGTTCGTGCTGAGATTGCGTTCCAGGGCACTGGCGCTTTGTCTACGGTTTCAATCTCATGACGGTATATCTTGGAACGCACGGCAAGGTTGAGCTGCAGCGAAAGTTCAACGGTGGCACATTGTCTTCGACTATCAAGCCTGATGATGTAAATACGACTGCAAAGCGTTTTAGCTTTGATTTTGAGCACGGCCAGCTGCTAACTGGCGACCAAATTGAGATTACCAGCACAGACGACAGTGCTCTTGATTTTATCGACAGCTATACAGATTCAAGCGTAAAAAAATTTATTTACGTCGATGAGCTAGATGGCATCAGGCTTTATGACTCCTATGCCAACGCGGTTGGCGGTGGTTCTGCGAATGCAACCACGCTTGCCGCTCCTGGCAATGATATTCCTATTGAGGTCAAAGTTGAGAACGCAAGTTATCGAGTAATTGCTCAAGTCAACAGCTTTGAGATCAACACCGAGAGGGAGACTGTTGACACAACAACCTTGTCGGACGAGTTTAGGCAAAGAGTCAACACGTTGATTTCCGGTTCTGGCAGGATCAGTGCCTTTTGGGAATACACCGGAGACACGACCAATGAGCTGCCAAACTACATGATGGAGCTTGCGTTGCGAACGCAGGTTGGTAGTAACTTTGAAGGTCGGTTTTATCTTAAGGTCAAAAATTACAACCCAAGTGGTGTTGCAGCTCGATCAGATGATGAAATCTGGTATCAAGTGAACGGGATCATAACGGCAGCTGCTGTTCAGTTTGCTCCAGATAACACAGTCCAGATAACAGCTGACTTCATCACGACCGGCGAGATTCAACTCCGCATGAATCTTGAAACCGCTGATAACACTCTTACGGAGGGCGGAGATGAAGTCGTTCTCGACCAAGACGACACTGCTAACCTTGAGTTAGACAGTGACGAGTGACCTAGGAGCCCCCGCCAATGGCTGATCGCAAGATTAGTGAGCTTAATGCGCTCACTGGCTCCGCTCTAGCTACCGGAGACCTCGTTGCAGTTGTAGACACCAGCGCCAGCGAGACGAAAAAGCTGACGATTGGTGATCTTATTGCCAATGGCGTCACGTTGATCAGTGACGACACGATCCCTGGCGCAAAAATTTTGTTTGCTGCAGGTGGCATCGCCACGGCAGACATTGCTGACTCTGCAATTACAACGGCGAAGGTCGCAGATGACGGCATTACGGCTGCAAAGCTCGCCAACGAATCAACCGTTGATTTAGTCACAACGCTGCCTGCGTCTGGAGCGTTTACAGGTCAGCTCGCTCTTGATACTGACGACAACAACCTGTATTGCTGGGACGGCAGTGCATGGCAAAGCCTGAAGGCTGCCGGCTCAATCAACAGCGTTAGCGGCAGCACTCTCGGCATTGTTGACATCACTGCAACGACAAGCGGCAGCAGCGTCACGATTGCAGCAGTCATTAACGACACGTCTGCAGCCAATCAGTTTCTTGCTGGTCCAACCAGTGCTGGTGGTGCGGTTGCTTATCGAACGATTGATGGTAGCGACATTCCCGTTGCGACTAGCAGCGCCAAAGGCGGTGTGATCGTTAACGGTGAAGGACTCCGCATGGACTCCAACACGATTGAGGTCGATAACGACGTAACGGCCAGCTCAACGCATCATGTCGTTACCTACAGCGCCAAGGGTCTGATTACTGGCGGTCGCGCCATCACAGCTAGTGATCTCCCCGCTGCAACCAGTTCTGCCAAGGGTGCTGTCATCCCTGGGACGGGATTGTCTGTTGATGCCAGCGGCAATCTGAACCACAGCAACACCGCAACTGCTGGCACCTTTACCAAGTTGACGATTGACGCTCAAGGTCACGTCACAACAGGTGCAAGCCTTGCTGCCTCTGACGTTCCTGATCTTGCGGCTTCAAAGATTACAAGCGGCACTCTTCCTGCAGATCGCATCGCCTCAGATGCAGTTACTGCAGCCAAACTCGCCGATTCCTCTGTCACCAAGTTTGGCGGTGCTGGCGCTACCGATAACATTGTCACCTTCCCTGATGGTGATTTCAAGGGTCAGTTCTTTTTTGACGAGAAAAACGAAGACCTTTACATCTATACAGGAACATCATTCCTGCCAATTACGGTTATCAGCGGCAACCTGATCAACGCTGGAACCTATAACGCCAACACAAACCTGCTGAGCAGTGTCACAACTGCTGGCTCTGCAGCTGGGTTTACATCTGGAGCGGCACTGCCTGCACCTGCTGGCACCAACCTTAACTATTACGTTGTTGTTGACACTTCAGGTACAGGTTCAGGCAACGCGCCTGCTGTGGCGCTTGCCCCACCTGACATGTTGATCTCGCTTGGCACGGGATCAACTTTTGAGTTGATTGACGTTTCCAACGCTATCGCTGGTCAGACTGCAGCCAACATTTCTGTTGTTGCTACCGGCAATATCAGCAGCACAGATGTGCAGGCTGCATTGCAGGAGCTGGACAGCGAAAAGCTTGGTGCTGCCAGCCCGACGTTTACTGGAACAGTGCTGTTGGGTCAGAACGCTGTGTTGGCGTTTGAAGGCTCAACAGATGACGGCAACGAAACCACAATCACAGTCACTGATCCGACTGCTGACCGCACGATCACGATCCCAGATGTAACCGGCACTGTCATCACTACTGGTGACACTGGAACGGTTACAAGCACGATGATTGCGAACGCAACAATTGCGAACGCAGACATCAGCGCAAGTGCTGAGATTGCAGTCAGCAAGCTTGCAAACGGTAGTGCCCGTCAACTACTGCAAACTGCTTCTAACGGCACTGACGTTGAGTTCACAAGCGATGTGGACATCCCTGGCACGTTGGATGTCACTGGAGCGGTGACGCTTGATTCGACGTTGCAGGTTGATGGCGTTGCAACCTTTAACGCCAACATCGTGATGGAGGGCACCTCTGCTGATGCCCATGAGTTGACGCTGACTTGCAACCCGACTGCTGATGTAACGGTCACGCTGCCTGATGCAACAACAACTGTTGCTGGTCTTGCTGTTGCTCAGAGCTTTACAAAAGCACAGCGTGGAACGCCTGTTGCATTGACCGATGCGGCCACTGTGGCGGTCGATCTGTCACTTGGAAACAACTTCACGTTGACCCTTGCAGGCAACCGGACGTTAGGCGCTCCAACCAACGTTACCGCTGGTCAGTCTGGTGTGATCGTGGTCACGCAGGATGGCACAGGCTCTAGGACGCTTGCATATAACTCGGTCTATAAGTTTGCAGCTGGAACGGCACCGACATTGACGACAACAGCTAGTGCAGTTGATGTTCTTGCCTACTATGTGGAAAGCTCGACCCGTATTACGGTCACTTCGCTGCTGAACGTTTCATGAGTATTCCTGGGTCTGCAAGTCCGCTTTTTCTTTCTGCTGCTGCTGCTGAAGAGGCAGTCACAGGCGTAACTAGATCGCTGCGTTTCAATGACGGCGACTCAACCTCGTTAAGCAAAACTTTTAGCTCTGCAGGCAACCGCCGCACCTTTACATTTTCAGCCTGGGTAAAAAGATGTACGTTTGGTGCCTGGCAAACTATTATTACTGCGGGCAATAGTTCTCCGTCCCAAAGAGGCGGGATAAGGTTCAGAAATGATGACAAGCTTGAGGTTACTGAGGATTCTCTCGGGTTTGATTTGCGAACTTCACGCGTGTTTCGTGACCCCTCAGCGTGGTATCACATCGTTGTCGCGGTAGACACAACTCAAAGCACAGCAAGCAATCGCATCAAACTTTATGTAAATGGTGTACAAGAAAACACCTTTGATTCGTCATCATATCCTTCGCAAAATTTTGATTGTATTTTGAACTCAGGAGATCCTCATAGGATTGGGGAGCTTTCTTACGCCGGCAACATTTATGAGCTTGATGGATATTTAGCAGACGTATATTTTATAGACGGCTCTGCCCTTGATGCCACATCATTTGGGGCGTTTGATAATAACGGCGTCTGGCAACATGCAGATTACGACGGATCGTATGGAACGAACGGGTTTCGGCTTAATTTTTCGGACGCGACAAGCACAACAACAATCGCGAAAGATAGCAGCGGAAATAATAACGACTTCACAGCAGCCAATTTCAGCGTCACTGCGGGCGCAGGCAATGACAGTCTCTTTGACGTTCCAGCTAACGGCGATCAGTCAAATACCGGGGCCGGAGGAGAAGTCAGCGCAAATTATCCGACTTTGTCTCCTATTGATAACTTAGACAGTGGAGTCACGTTATCTAACGGCAACTTACGTGCTGCTGTGGGCTCTGGAACTAGCTCAAAAAATCCACGCTCCACGATTTACTTGAACTCAGGGAAGTGGTATTGGGAGATGACAGTTTCCGCAAAATCAACGTTTTTGATGGCTGGCATCGCCACATCAAGTGTTGGCAAGTCTGGCGCAGCTTTGAACCAAACAGGCGGTTACGGGTACGGCAGTGGTGGAAATTATTATGCAGGCAGCGGCAGTGTAAGCGATTCGAGTCCAGCTACTTTTACGACTAACGATGTAATTGGTGTGAAATGGGATGCTGATGCAGGCACGCTTGAATTCTTCAAGAACAACAGTAGCCAAGGGACAATTTCATCAATCCCGTCTGACTATTACAGCCCAGCGTTTACCATTACAAGTGGCAGTGATGCGTTTGACGTAAACTTTGGGCAGCGGGCGTTTAGTTATTCGGCTCCTACTAATCATAAACCTATATGCACCGCGACCTTGTCGACCCCAACGATTGCCGATGGTGGTGATTACTTCAACGTAAAAACTTGGACCGGCACCGGAAGCAGTCACGCAATCACTGGCTACGGTTTCAGCCCAGACTTTGCATGGATCAAGTCACGCAGTAACACTGCATCTCACGCATTGGTTGATATTGTACGGGGCAACTCAAACATTCTGAGGAGTGATAATAACACCGCAGAAAACACTAACAATACAAGCGTATGGACATCTTTTGACTCTGATGGTTTTACTTTAGGCGCTGATACTAGCAACGGCTGGACCAACTATAATACTTGGACGTATGTTGGTTTTGCATGGGACGCTGGATCGTCAACGGCTAGCAATACTGACGGCAGCATCACTACCAACCTTAGGGCGAATCAAACCGCTGGATTTTCTATCGCTACATATTCCTATAATAACAGCCTCGGCAGTCAGACTTTGGGTCATGGGCTCGGAGCCATCCCTGATATTGTCATCCGAAAAGACCGCAATCTTGGGGAAGATTGGAGCGTTTACAGCAAAGCTATGGGCTTTGGAAAACGCGCTTTTCTAAACACAACAGCAGCTTTTAGCGGCACAAGTACTTTTGGCAGTGCCTCTGCCACTACCACTGTAAATCGCGCTAACAACATGAATAATGGGAATTACGTTGATTACTCGTTCGTCAGCATCCCAGGATTTAGCAGTTTTGGTACATATGAAGGGAATGGTTCAACTGATGGTCCGTTTGTTTATACAGGATTCAGGCCAAAATTTATCATTATGAAAGGCGCTAGCTCGGGCGGGTCAAATTACAACTGGGCATTTGTTGATACAGAGCGAGGTACTGGAAACGTTTCGAACCATACTCTTGCTGCAAACTTAAGTAATGGGGAAAGTTATTTTGGTAGCGGAGCAAATGCATTTGGGGCTAACAACAAGCTAGATATTTTGTCTAATGGATTTAAACCTAGGGAGAGTGCTACGTTTCACAACACAAACGGAGTGACTTACTTATATATGGCATGGGCTGAAAACCCGTTCCAAGCTAATGGCGGGCTTGCTCGTTAAACTCACACCATCGGTCTAGACCCATGCCCTACCAACTTGGCGACCGCACTCTCCCTCTTGATGTGCCCTGGGAGCACAACGATGTTCAGTACCCAGCTAACTGGCTGAGATTAAGCAGTGCTCAAGACCGTGCAGAGTTGGGGATCACTTGGGTCGATGACAGCCCTACTTGGAATCAAAAGTGGTATTGGGGTTATGACTCTGATGGCAACCTGATTCCCAAGACCTACACCGATCTCAAAGCATTGTGGATCGCTAAGACCAAACAGACTGCTTACACCTTGTTGCAGTCGTCTGATTATCTGTGGCCCAAGCTGCAAGAGGAGAACAGCAGCTTCTCCGCAGCCAAGACGGCTTACAACGATTCGCCTTGGAGCACTTGGCGTTCCACCATCAGGACTGAGTGCGCTGCGATGGTGACTGCTATCGAAGCAACTGCTGACGTTGGTGACACGTCACCTCATGCAGACTTTGGCAGAGTGCAAGCGTTGCAGGAATACATCGAAGGCAGCAGCTATAACGTGTGGACTGCTGATCCTGACAATGCAGAGACCTGATCCAATGATTGCCGCTAAGCCTGGTGCGGAAGACGTACAGGCTATGGCGGCTAGAACGCTATGGCTTGAAGAGTTGTATTTCTTGGATGGTCGCGATCAGATCAGCCATCCTCAATATGGCTTGTTCACTGGGCTAGCTCTTAAATATCAGACCCTGAACTCAACTGACGGGATCTGATGGCGAAGTCACTTAACGGACAGAGTTTCGTTCCTAGCAAGCCTAAAAAGACAAGACAGGGGAATGGATCACATTCAAAACCGTCCCATGGACGGAAGAAGTATCGTGGCCAAGGAAAACGTTAACTCTC